GTTTGATAAAAAAACATACACTGTTTTTCTAGTGTCATCCACTAAGTGACCTATTATTCTAGTATTTTTCACTTCTTCAGCATCTAAGCCAAAGTCAGTATTACTTACATTCCCTAGCACTGTTTTGACAGTACCAACGTCGTCGCCTTCTTGTTGATTAACAGAAATATTATTAGCGCTTCTATAAGAACCTTTAGGTACTATTCTAGCATCTAAATCTTGCTCCATTTTACCGGAGGTAAAAACATATTTTTGCTCTGCCATAATTAGTGTTTAATCCATTTAGATTTGCCTCTCATTACCTGTGTGAAAGCCTCTAGCTTAATATTACTTAATCTTATTTTAGCATTTCTCAATTTTGCAGATCTTTCTCTTTTATATCTTTGTACTATATACTCAGGTATGTTCGGTCTAGTAGATAATATAGAATACATTATATGGCTATACATTGCATCTTCTGCCATCTTAGGTACTTTAGTATCTTCATCGTATCCTAATCCATCAGAAACATAGTCTATTATTATCAAGCTGTTTCTAAGGTTACTACTAAAATTAAAACTACCAGTTCTTTCGTTTATTGTAAACCATCCATTTTTTTGACTTACTTGAGGTTCTAAGCCATATCTTTGACCATACCATAATCTCCACCAATCAAAGCCATAAACATTAGCTTCTACATTATCAAAATCTAATTCTCCATTTAAGTTTCTTATATCTTCTGCAGACCATCTTTCAGTAGTGAAAGACTGTGCTGATTCTATATTGTCTCCATAATAATCTTGAGTAGGTAAACCTTCTTCATCTTGTATTAAAGGAGTAGGATTACTAGTTAAATCATTTGCAGGATATATAATATGTTTAACACCTGCTTGATCTACCCAAGAAAGCTGAACATAATTTACGTAATCTTGTGGTATTGGCAAACTTAAACTGTGAGGAATAGTTAATTCTTTTGATTTTACAGATTTTAAAGTATCGTAGCTAAACTCTTGTAAACCTCTTTTAGCATGAAATATAACATCTGTTCTTCTTGCACTTGAAATTAATTTATCACTACCTACATAAGCCATCATAAAATTAGCAATAATTTCATTTAAATTTATATATTCATAACCTCCGTAATTGTTCCATTTTGCTTTTTGAATTGCTCTAACTCTTAAACTTGTAGTAGTGTCAACAGCTCCAACCAAAGTTATTTCATTATTCCCTGTCAAAGAGTAAGCCGAGGGATATATTATATAATCTACGCCGTTGCTAACTTTGTATTCTAATACATAATTTCTAATAGACTCTCCTTCATCATTTAATATTATGTCAAACGTACATTGTAGTTTTTGACCAGTTGCACCAGTGCCTAAAAATAATTGACTAGCTTGATAGTATTGATAGTTAGTTTCAGTAATTAATTCCATTTATTAAGTTTTTTCTGAAGCTTCGTCTTGTTGAATTAACGCGCCTGCTGTTTGAAATATTTGAGGATCTCTTATTACTACGCCAGCGTATTGTAATATTTTTAAGATTAAATCAGTCTTGTCAATAGGTGATATTGTAAAATTAGTTGAACCAGCAGCTGGACCTGGTGGATTAGTGTTTGGAGGATAAGTTGGAGGATTGTATTCTGTAGCATCATATTCAAATTGACCTAAGCTACCTAATGTATAGCCCCATCTAACGTCTTTTGGTTTTTCTAAATAATTTACAGTAATCTCTGTTATAACAGGCGAAACGATTAGGACGTTGTTTTTTATTGTAAATAATGGAAAAGCTTTAGAAGGTCTTGTTAAGGGAGATCTATTGATTAGATCAAACTCTGATTGAGTCACTTCTTCTAAAATTATAGGATAATCAGGTCCAAACGGATTGTTTGAACTTCTTTTGTATGTCACAGAACCTAACTTGTAAAATCTAGTCAATTGATTTAAGTCAAAATTAGTAATGTCTGATTGTCTTTCAAATATAGATATTTTTTCTTCAACGGTTTTAACTCTATTAGCATATTCATTGCTATTGCTTCTTTGTCTTAAAAACAAATTTAAATCTTCAAAGTATTTATCGAAAATCTCTAATTGCACCTGTGTTGCTATACTGCTAAACTCTTGAGGTGTCATAGATCCTCTTTGTTCTTTATTCAGTATAAACAGCACTGTTTGATAAACATCGTTTACATTAATTGCCATATATCTATATTTAAAAAAAGGCGGCGATGTGCCGCCTTAATTATAATCACTTGTTATTTTAGTTTTTTCTGTATAGACTTATATACTTCTAAACCTTCATCTGTTTTAAACCAAGCAGCTATTGCTGAATATGCGTTTTCATCAAATGGAACATTCATTAACTTACGACCATTACTAGCCCATTTAAATGTTCTATTGTCATCTGCTAAAGTTAATATTCTAGCTTCAACAGCTTTAATAGCTACGTTCCTTAGTTCTACATTGTCGTCTTCTGCTAATTCAATGAATAAAGAAGGATTACGCCTAGAAAATATTAAGGCGTCTCTTTTTAATTCTTTAGTTGTTAGGTCTTTTACTTTAGTACCTAATTCAACTCTTAATATAGCTTCTAGCTTTTCAACATCCATTTGGTAAGCCATATTTTGAGCAACTAGCTCTAACTCCATTGTGTCAAAATGATCTTCATTAGCAACTACTTTATCAAACTCAGTAAATATTAAATTCATGTGAGGGTGAAAATGTAAGAACTCTTGTAGATTTCTTTTTTCTTTAGGAACAGTTAATATGCCACTTTCAAAAACAACATGCTTCATAGTGCATGGTCCTTTTTGCTCATCTACAAAAATAGATCTTTGATTTGTAGCATATCTTAATTCTCTTTCATAACCTACATCTGGATCAAACCATGTTAGAGGATATCTAGCGGAGTGTCTAGTAGGTATGGTATATGTTAAAGGGCTTTTATTATTTCTTAAATAATAATTTCTATCTTTATACTCCCAATTTTCAATTTTGGAAGCTGTACTTGCTTTTGTTTCCATAATATAATATAATATAATAATTAAAAAAGACCCCGCCGAAGCGGGATCTTATTATTGTTTGATTTTAGATCTCATACTTAATTGGAGCAGCACTAGTAACATCCGAAGTTGTTCCAGTGTAATTTGCTTCATTAAGAATAGCACCAAAGTCTACAGCAACTACTAAGCCTTCAGCTTGAGCAGCAGCTACAATTGCAGCGTTAACAGCATTTTGCATTATTGTTGCAGCTCCAGTAGTAGCAGCAACACCTGTTTTAGGTCCTACTATTACTTTGTTAGCAAGTAAGTCTTCAGTAGAAGATGCTAATACTGTTCCTTGTACTATCTGAACAAATGGAGCAAGACCATCGCCTGTTCCTGTTTCAGCAGCACCTTCTGTACCTATAACATATATAATGTTATCAGCTGGTATTAAATCAAAAGCACCACCTGCTTTTTTTAGTTTTATATAACTCATTTTCTTATTTTTTTAAATGTTAATAATTAATTAAGCTCCTTTAAATAACACGAAGTTATTTGCAGCTTGTGTTACTAAACATCTTTCAGATAAGAAACTTACAGTCATCGCATCTAAAGTATCAGTATATGCACCACCAACAGAGCCAGTGATCCAAGACTTCATTCTTCTGTCTTCAGTTTCAGAAGCTCTATATCTTATATGTAAGAACGGACGTCTGATATTTGATCCTAACATTTGATCGTATACTGTAGTGGTTCCAGCAGGAATCATTACACCATCTATTTCTTTAGATAAACCTCTTAAAGAAATATCATTTAAATATTTCCAATCAGTTTTGTAGAAGTCATAAGAACCTCTTCTAAATCCAGAGAAACCAAAGTTAAGTGCCATATCACCATCATTCTCAAATAATCCGTAAGAAACAGATTGAGTAGAAGCGTAAGACCCGTTAACAGCAGCAACCATATCGTCAAAATCAAGAGCAGTAGATCTTGATAAGAATAACATGTTTTCTTCAATTGCTCCTTGCTTATCTAGTTGTTTTAGAATTTCATCAAAATCAGCTAATGCGCCAGATCCAGGAGAAGCAGCTCCAGCAAAACCAGAGTATACATTACCTCTCTCTTCAATAGCAGCAAATAAACCTTCTGAACCTTTGATCTCCCCTGCATTAGCAGCTGTACCAGCAGCAACAGGATTAGTTCCAAAGTCAAAGAATTTACCTGAATCATATACGTCAGTTGGCTTCATAAACTCAGCCTCAACCATAGCAGTCTCTAAGTAATCTTCAAATCTTAATCTTGTTTCAGACTCAGACTTTAAGTACCATAGGTAACCTGATTGACCATCTTCTGTAGCTACTTCAACCCAACCGATCTGAGCAGTGTCAGAACCATTAATTTGAAAGTTGTCTTTTAAGATGATTGGTGAGTTAGAATATTGAGTAAATTGTGGCTCAATAGAACCATTCATTCCTACTGTTCCTTTTCCAAAATCAGAACCGTAAACGAATAGTTGAACACCTGCAGTTATTTGTAAAGCAGCGTCAAGAGCTCCGCCTCCGTAAATCAAACAATCTAAGATTTCTAAATCAGTTCCTCTTACGTCTTGTACTAGCGCTTTTTGAATAATTAATCCTGTAGCTTTATCAGACATTAAAATTGTTTGACCAACTCTAACAGCTCCCTTAGTTGCGTCAGCATCCGTTAGGTTTAAAGTAACACTACAGTTTACATTACCACCTTGACCAGCTTGAGTTACAGCAGTGTTGTTTCTGTAAGCGATGTGTAATCTATTTTGTTCAGACCAAACTACTTGGTCAGATGTCATTGGCATTTCAGCGCCAACCATTCTTAGGAAACCACCTATTGTTCTGTTTCCATATCTTTCAACTTCCGCTTCGTAAAGCTCTGGTAAGTATTGCTGAGCAAAGTTACCACCAGCAGCTCCAGTGAAATCAAGATAGTTATCTTTCAATGCCATCTGATTCGGTGCTGGCTGTAGGCTAGCAGGAAATTGAGAATTATTAGTAAAACTCATATTTTTTGTTTTTAAGTTAAGTTGTTTTGTTTATTTTTTTAATTTTCAACTTAGAACTATCTGCACCACTAATTGCTTTTACTCTCATTCCATTTACAAATACATCACCAGCAGCACTCGCTCTTGGTTCTGCACTTATATTTTTGGATTGTGCCATTATATTCTTAGTAGCATCGGATTTACCTTGCTCATAAAAATGATTGGCGATAGTATCTACATTTTCAGCAGCATAAATAGCTTTGTGATAATTAACAGTGTCAACAACTTCTCCTTCTTTGTTTAAGAACTTCTTAACGAAAGTGTTTAAGTCAGATTGTCTGTTTGCTACTTCACTAGGATTATTAACGTTGTACTTAAACTTTTTACCTCCAACTTCGAAATCAAAACCTTTGAAATCGTTGAATATAGTTTTAGTCTTATTAATAAAGCTTTCGTGACGTTGCTTTGCTATTTTTTGTTCTTTGTTGTGTCGGTTGAAAAAGTCATTTGCTTTTTGTTGATCCTGTGTTACGCCTGGTCTCAACTTGATCTCATCGTAATACTTGGCCTTAGTATCTTCAAAAAACGAACGAGCTTTTGCAAGTTCTTCTTTAGTAGCTAATTGCTTCTTTTTTATAGTTTTTTCATCATCTATGTCTTCTTCCACACCGAATTTATCTTCGATTAAAAAGTCAATTTCCTCTTTATCTAAATGTGGTTTAGTTGACTTGTAGTATTCTGTTAGTAGTGAATTTGGATCTACAGATGCATAATCAGTATTTAATCTAACATAATCCTCCATGTTACCACCTGTTTCCTTCATAAAAGAAACAAGTTTTTCTATATTTTCAGGTAACTTTTCTTGCGGAGTTTCTGATTTAAAAGTTGTTTCGTTTGTAACTAATTCTTCTTCAGTTACTTCTGATATAGGAGATACTACTTCTGTCTTTTTTTCATCAACATCTTTATTGGATTCGACCCGTACTTCTTCGACCACTTCTTTGCTATCTCTGGGTGATTCTTCCACAGGTACTTCCTTTGTTTCTCCGATTTGAATGGCATCTTTTTTTTCTTCTTCTTTTTTAGTTAAATCTATTTTTATAGGACCTTTATCTTTTTTTGTTAAAGAAGGTTTTTTTAATTTTACTTTTAAGTTTGCTTTATCTTCGCCAACTTCTGGTTTTTCTTTTGACATAATATAATATAATAATTGTTATTGGTTTGGTTTTTGTAAATCTTGAAACGGATCCATGAAGTCAAAAGCTCCACTATTGTTCTGTCTCTGATTTATCATTTTACTCTGTTGTGTTCCTTCTAATTTTGTTCTTGCATCTTTTCTATCTTCTATCATCATCTCTTTTTGCCCAACTGATTGAACATCCATTTGCTTAAGCTGTTGATCATATTGATATTTAAGCTGCATTAATTCTCTATCTATCTGTGCTTTTTGTTGCATCTCATTTATACCCATTTGAGACTTGGCTTGTTCAATTTGTATTTGAGTCTGTGCAACTGCTTGAGCTTTTTGCACCTCTGCCATTGCTGCAGCTTCTGAGGCTTTTGCGTTAGCTTGAGCTTGGGCTTGTATATTAGCCTGTTGAGCTTTTTGGTCACTCTCCATTTTCTTTTTACGCCTTTGTTTTAGCATTTGATTAGCTAGCTTAAGATTATTTATTTCTCTTAAATCTATAGCGTCTTCTAAATTTATCTGTTGAGACTTTAAAGCTATTTGAATATTTTGTTCTAAAACTTGTTTCTCTTCTTCATCAGGCTCTAAGTCTAAATATATACCAAAGTCATGTATGTTTAAATCTTTTAACTCATCTAACGTAGCTACGTTGTATCTTGATATACTATTTTCTAACGCTTGTCTAGTAAAAGGAAATTCTAAAGAATCAGACACTCTTAATGATATATTCTCACATGTTCTTGCACTTAAATATAACATTGCTTGTAGTAAATGTCTAGTTGCTACATTTGATTGGGCTGCTGCTAATTTTTGAAGACCTACTAAAGCATTTTTATCAGGTGTGCTTCCATCTCTAGCTTCATTAAGTCCGGTTACATCTCTTATCATTTGTAAGTAATACTGATAAGTTTGTATGAGCGTTTGTATTTTTTGACCACCAGATCCTGTTTGTAATTCTTGTATTGGAACTTTTCCTCTATTAGGATCACCATCCTGAGTAAGTGATCTACCTACAATAGAACCTGTTTGAAAATACATATTCAAAGCTTCTGCTGGGTTGTAGTTAGTGCCATTGCCAAGATCAACCTCTGCTAAGCCATCCATATCTAAAAATACTCCATCAGGAATTGTTCTAGATAGCACTTGCTGTATCTTTAAATGAGTTAACTGGATCATGTCAGCAAAACCTGTTATTCTATTAACAAGTGAATCTATACGTCCTTTATACATTTTAGGAGCGCATATGTTATAATTCATTTTAACTCTAGTAGTATCAGCATATGGCCTTGTTATGTTCTTAGCCAACTCCCACTTTAACATCATAGGATGTCCTAATATTTTTGCTCCACTATAAAGAGTTTCTATCGTTCTTGAAATTCGTTCAAAGTTTTCATTTGAAGGTGGATTAAAAGTATCAGGCTTTTCTATAGTTTTTTCTAAACCTGTATTAGTTTCTTTTACTTTAAATACTTGGTCACTGTAAGACTTGTATTCAAAATATAATACTTGAACTGTTAAATTATCGTTTCTACCATTAAAACCTCTTAAATATTCTGCGTTGCCAGGATATTTCTGTATAGTCTTCATCTCTTCCTCTGTTAAATAAGGAAATTGTAGTTTTAAATCTGCTAAGCTTATAGCTTTAACTTCACCTACGTAATATATATCTTCAAAATTTGGATCTTCAGTATAAGAATAAACTAAAGTAGCTGGATCTACATAGTCTACCATGATACCTTCGGCTTTGTTCCAATTTGTTTTTACAGCTCCTATACCTAAAACGGTTAAATCTTTACAAAATCTTCTTTTAACTAAATCGTATCTATTTCTATTTAATACGTCGTTTATTACTTCTTCTTCTGCTATTTCTACAGATTGTTTGTAATCCAATTGTAAATGTAACTTTACCTCATCTTCGCTTTCTAAACCTAATTCTTTTAATTCTGGAGAGCTAAGATCCATTTGTAATACATTTTTAATTTGCTCAGCTAATTCTCTTTCTTGAACATCTCTTAATAAGTTTCTAGCATATTCAGTTCTTTTGTTAGTTGAAAAAGGATCTATAGCTAAAGCTTTTACTTTATAATTTCTTTGAGACATTCCATTTACAACAATATCAACAAATTTAGCAATTACTGGAACTGGTTTCCAATCAAGATTTAAATAACTTAAATCCCCGTTTATAGCTAATTCATCTTTGTATTTTTGTACTGGCTGTTCTCCTCTAGAATATAATCTTAATGTATGGTATTGATTATAATTAACAGCGTATCCTGGGTCATTAGTTCCATACCTGAAGTTTCTAAACCATTCGCCTTCTATAGCTCTGCCAACTGCTAAACCATAATCTAAGGTAGCTTTCTCTGAATCTGGTACCACCTGATCTGGAAAAGAACTATTGTTAGTTGTGTAAATCATTTATCTATTTTATTAATTTAGAAATTTCTCCATTGTTGTCGTATCTTTTTATACCTAAGTTAACTTTAACTTTAGATCTGTGTGGAACCGGGCGATACTTGTTTTTATTACAAGCCATTATTGCTAGTCCGGAACTTATAGTAGCATCATACTTAGTTCTATTGTTTATGTTAAAACCACTCCAATCTGTAAGTGTTTGTTGAAAATACATATCACCGTAATCTACTTCTAGTCCTCCAACAAATTCCTCTATGTAGCTTTCTATTGCGGCTGCGTGAGCTTGCTTAACATCTTCACTTGAGTTAGGTATTCCACCTATTTCTTTTTCTGTGGTTGATAATTTGTTCCAGATTTTATCTGGTCTATTAATTGAAAAACCTCTATAACCTCTACGTTTAAAATAATATAATAATCTAGGTTTATTATTTTCACACAGTAAAGGCATACCATAAAAAACACAAGCCATTAATACATCTTCAAAGAATATCTCTGCAGTTTCCGGTCTTGATATATATTCTAAAAAAAAGTGGTTTGGAGGAACATCTTCCATAGAAAATTTTGTTAATCCATGAAGTGCTCCTTTAGAACCGCGACCGTCAACAGTACCACTAATATCATAAGAGTCACACCCGAACGCTCCAACGTGTTCGTTGCCAGGATATTTAAGTCCATTTTTTAATATTACATTATTTTGTAAATTTTTAGGTGGTATCCATGATATTTTAAATCTTCCATTATTGCTTGGAACAAACATTATTCTAGTATCCTTTATACCTTGAGCCCAAACAAAATTACCTTGAGACAAAGACTTGTCATTACCTACATCGTTATTATGATCTATTTGTTCATATATCTTAGTTAAGTTAAATAAACTATTTTTAGTCTCGTCTCTAAAAGCATGATCCTCTGTTCTTGGAAACTGTCTGTAATATTCATTTAAACTGTCTTGATCTTCTTTTAATCCTTCTACTTCATTTTCCCAATGTTGTATTACTCCGATTGTAATCTTAACACCATCTCTTCCTTTCGTTTCACTTGGTGGTTCAATGAATACAGGTAGTCCAAAAGTATCCATGAATCCTTCGTAGTTCCATTCCATAGGGATGAAAAGAGAGTACAAGCCAGAAGATGTTTGTCCGTTTCTATTTCTTTTTGTAACGTTTGAATTGTTGTATAATTTTCTGAAGTTGTCTCCACCTTTATCTAATGCGTTTGAAGTTGAGCCCATCATACACTTGCCTACTATTCTTCGGCCTAGTCTTAGTGTAGTTTTTGTAACTCTCCAGTTGTTTAATATATTGTCTGGTCGTTCCCATTTTCCTGATTCATCGTGTGCTAATATTTTTAATTTCTCACCATCGTAAGAGTTGTCCCCCGTGTTTTTCCAATCAATAGTTGTATCTAAACCTTGTAATTCTTCTAGCTTAACATTGTCATCTAATTTACGTCTAGTAAGTTTTGAAGCTGGGACTCTATACGCCAGTTCGGTTTTAGGACGATCCATACCATCCTGGATCGGCTTGAAAAAAAACGGATAGTTAACGGATATTGGTACAACTTTATCTGTGAACATTTTTTTAGCATCTGCTCCAGATTTTGATAAGATACCGAATCTGGCATCTGAAGATATAGTTGCCTGGTTAACAAGCTCTGCCGATGACATAAAGGAGAAACCAGACCGTCTGTTTTTAAGGTAACACATTCCATAACATCTGCTATCGGCTTTACATGCTTCCCAAAAGATGAAGAATAATCTGTTTGCTTCTCTGTAATCAGGTGCTCCGATGTCAATTTTTGACCACTGCAAATACATGTAATGAGTGCCAGTGATGTAAGTAGGCATACCGTTATTAAAAAACCAGTAACCGTCTGATCTACGTTTAAATTCTTCATCTATATAATCGTACCATTTTTCTTTAAAAGCTATAGAATAACTTTCCCAGTCAAATCTGCTTTTTATTTTATCTAATTCTTTTGGGTATTCATGCTTTTCCCAATATTGTTCCTTTTTATTTTCGCTTCGTTTAAAAGGTTCGTCTGCTTTTGGTAAAGCAATACGGAGGTTTTGAATTTCAATGATCTGTCCAATTTGTCCAGTTTTACTAATTACTATAAAGTCGTAATCTTCATTATACCCATATTCCCATTTTTTATATCTATTTTGTTTAGATAATATTTTAGGATTTACAATATCTTTTATCTCTTTCCAAAGAGTTTGATTATAACTCATTTGCTTCTTTTTTCAGCAAATCCTCTAAACTGTTTTAGATCTTGCTCTTTACCCATGCTCTTAAGAGTAGCTTCTTCTTCTTCTATTCTCTGTAGTATTTCAAAAGCATCCATTATACATAACTTCTTTGTTGCGGCTGCATTTTTTAGTCTATCTGCAGAAACATCATCTTCAGTATGAGTTATAATTTTCTCTTCTGCTACTTTAATTAATTCTACTACGGCTTTACGCCCAGCTTGGATTATATTCTTCCTCGTTTCCTTCGTGCTCATGTGTTATAGCTATATCATTAGATTTCATACAATAAAGGCGTTCACCTTCTATAATAAACTCAAACTCTGAGTCGGGAGTAAATATAATAAGATCTCCAGGTGTCAATCCTGCGCGTTCTAAGGACTTATTAGAATATTTTAATATACCAAAGTATTCTTTTTCTTTTCTGTTGTATATGTCTTCTATTTCCTTAATTGGTTTAACAAAACAATAATTTAAATGGCTATTGTTATTGTACATATATATTTGTTCAGGAGTACAAAAATATAAATCATCTTTAAAGTAAGTGCTACTATTTCTTTCTTTTCCTTTTTGATCGTACCATCTTCTAAACACATTGTGATGTATATAAACTACATCTCCAACTTTTACTTTAGAATTATAAGCAGCTGGAGTAGAAACTACAACTGCTTTTTTACTTACAAATCGATGATTTTCAATAGTAGTGTTTATGATAAGATTTTTATCATCTACTTTTTTAATATTGTCATACCTTTCATTTAAAGGTTTAACAATAAAGTCGTACAAAGATTTCATCAATATTTTAGATCATATTCTACAGCTATAGCCATTTGACTATTAAATCTTTTCCAGGGCAAAACTTCATCTCCTTTTTTAATATAGATAGAATATTCTCCACTTGAATTGTTATTTAATATATCACAAATAGTATGACCGCCATAAACTTCTTGACCTACAGCATAATGCATAGCATCATTTTTATAGTCTGAGCCAATGCTTATTTTTCTAATATTAGACATTTTCTAATTGCTCAACTTTATCTAATTCATTAAAAGTTCCGTCCTCAACATTGATGTTTATTTGACCATAAGCATCTTCTAGTTCTACTTTAAATTCTTCAACTTCTTTATTTACAGAAGCTAACTCATGCAACAGCCCGTGTTTTTGGCTTTCTAATATTCCTATTTGCTGAATTAACTCATTTAGCTTTCTTTGTTGTTCTTGAATTTTAGTTAAGTGTTCTTTATTTATTTTATTCATTTTACTTGATTTAATTAAATTTATGTTATTGTTATTATTATTATCACTTGTTTTTGTAAGGTATTCCAATTTTATTTCCTATCATGATTTTATGTTTTAAGCGGTTTCAGTTGTATTTATCTTCATTAACAGAGAACCAGCGGTTCCTACTACATTAGAAGTATTTACTACCCATCCAAAAGTATTAGACTTAGTAGCGCTTATATCTACTTTTCCATCAGTATTTCCTTCTTCAATTAACTCTCCAATTTCTGGATTATTAACACCACTATAATCAACATCTGTTATTCCACTTGTTTTAAGCTGTAAGTAATCGCCAACTGTAACACCACCAACTTGAGTAGCTGACCCATACAACGTGTTATAAGAAACTCCTACTGCTAATTCTGCATCAGTAGCACTAGACCCTAAATCTATTTCTTCATCTTGAGGATTATTATGACCAGTGTACCACTTATTTTGGAAACCACCAGATGTAGCCCACCATTGAGAAAATTCAGAACTCATAAAGCAACCATTATAATAATTATTGCTAGCATCTTGAACTGGGTTTTTAGACCATCTCATAACACCTTCTAATCCTCTATCTATAATAGATTGACCATCTTGAAGTAGTCTAGGCTCTGTAGTATTATAAGCAGAACCATATTCACTTGTTTGTTGTAGTCTTTGTATCTGTTCTTGGGTTCTTGCACCCCAATGGTGAAATTTTGTATAACTCATATTATCCTAATTCTATTGTTTGCAATGCTATCCAAAGTAAATCACCAGTAGATCCAGATTCTAAAGCAACACCAAACGAACCCGTACTTGGAGATGTTTCAATTCTAAATCTACCAGCAGTAGAACCTGGTTCACAAGCATTTCCTTTAGTTATAGATTCACTAGCTATAGCTTGTACTTTACCACAGTGAGCAACTGACACAAAACCACCAACTGGATTTCTATTAGCTACACCAACAAATTTTGGAAAATTAGCTGTACTGGTAGTCATTAAAGCAACTTCACCAGTAGCAGTAGTACCAGAACCAACCGTATACAACGTATTTCCTTTTACCACTGTAACTCCAGAATCTATAAGAAAACATAGAGATCTTTCATCTAGCCATATTCTACCGTTATATATTTCTAACATCTGAGTGTCTGTATTAAACACAGTGGATCCAGCAGTTATTTTAGGACTAGACGTTGGTATTGCATCTATTTGAGCTTCTGTTAAAGCTCCATATGTATAAGGTAACGCTTGATAACTCATATTAAAATACTTCTGCTGCTGTTCCCCACATGCACACTTGTGCTCCGTCTACAGTTGTGGGTGTTGCAGCTGTTGATGTAATTATAGGAAAATCTGGATCTATTGCTTTTCCAAATGCTCCATTTTTATAAGAACCTATAGGCGCATCATCTACTTTGCCACTACCATCAGTCCTAGAATATATAGCTTCACTTCTTCCTAAAGTTCCTTGTCTTTTCATAGGCCATAAACCCATCATAGCTACAGTAGCAAAGGCGAGTTCGCCTCCTTCATCACATGGTTCTAAGGCAACTCCCATTGGTCTCTCTGCTTCAGCAACACTAGTAGCTTTTACCACCAAAGGTCTAGCCCCTGCAGCACCTGGTAAATCTTCTATTAACGGACAGCATAGGAAATCTCCAACACCCCATCCATTACCATCACTATCGTAACACAAATAAATTCCAGCTCCTATCCAGTGAGAACCATAAACTAAAGATCCACCTTGATCAAAATCGTACCAAGTTAATAGTTTATAATCCTTTATAGATTGAGAAGCGTGTACGTAACTCATTTCACAAACAACAGTATCTCCACTAACTAAAGTAGGGTTCCAATAATTAGAAGCGCCAACAGTTTTTCTGTTTATAGCAAATATTTCATTATATGTTTTAACACCATAGTTAGTGCCTCCTGTATTGTTAAACGTGTAGCTCATAATTATTTAATCCACCAGTTTGAACCATCTGAAATAACTTCGTAATAAGTACCAATAGAAGCTAAAGGTAAACCGTTTGTTGTTCTATTAGTTCCATCTATAGTTTGACTACTTAAAGTTTTTATAAGAACAGTATCATCTACACTGTTTTGAGCAGCATATTTAATACCTATTATTTTACCACTATTACTAGCGGCTGTAGGTAAAGTTATTACTATATCAGGAGTACCTGAAGATGTAGTTACAGTGTAAAAAGTATCTACCGCTGCCGGGTTAAGTGCAGCGCTTGTTTGAGCCGTAACAGCAGATGGAAAACCACCACCTGAACTACCTGAAGCGTTAAGTGTTATAGTACTAGCTGCTGATTGATTAGTAGTAAAACTACCACCGCCAGTTAAGCCTGTTCCAGCTGCTATTGTTATAGTAGTATTATTAGCGGCTGATGGTATATCTGTGTCTCCTTCTAAAGCTGTACCTGCAGTAGTACCAAAACCTGGAAAAGTAACCTTTGCAGTGTTATTGGTTATTGCAGTAGCTTGAGCCGTAGTTATTGTAGTAGTATTACCAGCTAGAGCTGTTGTTGAAGAAGTTCCTATTTGTAAAAATCCAGTTGCTGTTACATCTGCTAAACCACCATTTCTAGTTAATGTTAAAGTACCAGCTGAATAAGATGCCCCAGTAACATAGTAATTATCATTAGTGTCTGCAGGAGTAGCTATCCAACGACCTTCTCCTGATGCATTAATTTCTAATATTCTACCTGCTGTGCTATACGCAGATTGAATAGCTATCTTATTTGGTAGCTGCATAACATAACTTACAGCTGTATTAGAAGCGTGGTCAGGACCTAAAATATCTACGTAATGATTGTTTTGGTTGCAATTAATTCTAAGTCTACCAGCAAAGCTTGCTCCATTACCGGTTAATTGAAGAGCGTGGTTAATTGTTTTGGCTACAGTAACTCCTGATTGCTTTAGTTCGACTTCACCAGCAGTTCCACATACTATAGCTTGAGTATTATCTGTTGTTACTTCGAACTTATCATCTGCTGTAAAGCCAATGAAAGTATCTGTTGGACTCTGTGTGTGAGATATTTTTTCTTTTATTCTAATGTCAGAAGAATCAATAGTTACTACAGGATCTGCATCAGATGTTTGAGATATAGCAGAATCTCCAAGAGCCGTAGTTGTACTAAATATCGGCAATGTTAAGGCAGTTCCAGAACCTGTAATAGTTCCACTACCAGTTGTTATAGAAACACTTGAATCACCTGACTGGTTAGCTGTAAATGTAGTAGCTGAACCATTTACTGTTATAGTAAGCTCTCCGTCATTAACAGTAGGTAAAGACGCAGATGTTATATATCCTGCATCGTTTGTCCATTGTGAGTTATTACCACTTTTGTTAGTTAAAGTATCAGATGATGTTGCAGTTATGAAATTACTACCGTTTGTTAATTGATTGTTGTTTGTAATAGAATTATTAAACGTTATAGTTTTATCAGAGGATTGATTTAAAGTAAAGTCGCCTCCACCAGTCAAATCCGTGCCTGCTACTAAAGTTATAGTATTATTGTTAGCACTTCCAGAAACCACAAGATTACCAGAGCCTAATAAATTATTACCATTTATAGTTTTAATATTAGTACCACTAACTAATGCATCTTGTTTATTATTAAATATATTCCAGCTGGTAGCTGATATAAAACCATTTGTACTTGTGTCGCCTTCTACTATAGAAAATGCAGGAGCTGGACCACTACCACTTGTAACTGCCAAAGGTGCTGTTGCGCTTACACTAGTTAAAGTTCCTGATCCTTTATCATTAAATGTATTCCAATCATTAAATGTTAAATAACCACTAGCGCTTGTAGTAGCTTGAGGTATACCAATTGTCCCTGTATTAGTTATTGTACCACCTGTTAAAGGTGAACTAGCAACTATTTCAGTTACTGTACCTGTATTATTTGTCTTATTATTAAAAATGTTCCAGTCAGTATTCGATAGGAACCCAGATTGACTAGTATTAGCTTCTTGAATACCAACAGTCACATCACCAGTTGTTCCACCACCTGTTAAAGGAGAAGTTGCAGTAACTCCGGTAATATCACCAGAACCACCACCACCTGCTACGTTTACTGTAATAGCGTCTCCTGAGGCTGTTGCTGTTACACCAGATCCTGTAAAGTTAAAACTAGTAACATCTGACGTTAATTCAGTACCTTCGTCAGAAACTGCTATACTGCTACCACTACCTGTTGTAAAAGATATATTAGTATTACTTGATTGATTAGCTGTAAAAGTACTTGAAGATCCATCAACGGTTATAGTTAAAGTACCATCACCTACTGAAGATGAAGTTATATATCCTGCTCCATTAGCAAGTTCATTGTTATTAGTAGGTATAGTAGGTTTACCAGTTAAATCACTATAATTTCCACTAAAGTTGCTTTTATTATTAAATGTATTCCAATTTGCAAATGTTAAATAACCATCCGTAGATCCATTAGCAGCGGGCATTGAAACAACAGGTGTGTTTCCAGACGTAACAGAAACCGGTGCAGTACCAGTAACACCTGTTACAGTTCCACTTCCTTTACTATTAAAGATTACCCAGTCATTACTGCTTAAGTAGCCATCTGATGAAGCGCTTGCTTGAGATATTGATATTGTAGGAGTATTGCCAGAGGTTCTAGATAGTGGCGCAGAAGCTGTGATAGAGGTTATCGCGCCAGTTAAAACGCTTGTCTTAAGATCTGTTCCAGTTATTTTAACATTGCCTGATCCTGAATAACCTGCTAAACCATCTATTTCCGTTATATTAAATTTTGGAACGAATATTGAATTGTTACTTATTTTTGCATTTGCCATTATATACTATTTATGCTTCTAAACCTATTACATCTGACAAATCAGATTCTAAAGCTATTAAAAATAAATCAGCCTCTAATTCTATAAAGTTAGTAGGAGGAGATGGAGGAGGAGTAACACCTGATTGACCAGGTAAATTGATCCTACTTGGAATTGTATACTTTAATGATATATACATTTAAAATAAACCTAATATATCACCATTAGCAAGAGTTCCAGTAGGCAAACTAATGCTCACTACTTCTATAGCTAGTATAGGTAGAAAAGATCCAGCCGCTGTTCCTTTAAAAGTAACAACAGTACCACTTTCTAATTTAACTGTTACATCAGCTACTACACCAGCATATATACATGCTCCACGTGTAACTATCTTAGTTATGTCAGCTGTAGGTGTTGGAACTAAAGGAAAGCCTGATTGTTTTAATGGTACTGTAGTAGTGTTTAATGTTAAAACTAAATCAGACTCAGGATCTAAAGCCATACCTAAAGCATCTTTTATCTGAGCTTTGGTTATAGTAATAGTATCTGCGGCAACGTAACCACTATTGTAAGGTGTTACACACACTATGCTTGTACAAGTTGAAGTACCGGCTCCACCTGTAAATATTGCTCTTAGAACAACAGGTGTTCCACTGCCACTATTAGTAGTAGTAAAATCAAACTGTCCTGGATCCGTGTCAGTAGGATTAGTTGTTATTAAACCATCTAATTCTGTATTTAAAGGTATTGAATTCAACACTGTTACATCAGCTGCTGGAACTGCTACAGCGTCATGTGCAAATACCCTTGGTTGAGCTGCTTCATTACCTTCTAAACCAGCTATGTCTATTTCGACTTTTCCTGCCATTTTTTATTTTTTAATTTTTGTTATTTTCTCTGCGCCTCTGCTTCCAAAGTACGCTACATATACTGTTATAAGAAGAGCTTCTAGTAATGAAACCCAACCTGTTTTTATTTCTAATAATACAGTTGAATCTAGTATTATGAATATTGTCATCGCTAAAGTTAGAAATATAAGTGCCATAGGTCTTGTGTTTTTACTAAGCCATGAGTCACTTTTCATATCACTATTCCAGCGTGCAGATACGTTATTCATCTCTGCTACGTCTTGCTCTAGTAATTTTAATGCAGTTTCTTTATCTTCAGCACTAATATTACTATCACTTGATATTAAATTTTTTACTATACCAAACGCTCCGTTGTCTGGTAAAATATCTCCAATACCGTCTAATATTTTAGGGGCTTTATTTTTTAGGAAAGCCCCTATCTTTGTTTCTTTAAACTTCTTCTTACCCACCACCAGAGTTTACTACATTAACGTTTTCATTTCTTATTTCTTCTAAACCAGTTTCAGTTTCAGTTGTTTGTTGGTCTAAAGCATTTTGAATATCTGTTTCATCTCCTGTTTGGCCAATAACTACACTTTCATCGTTTAGCGCATTATCTTCTTTAGTAGCATTTCTATTCTGAACTTCAGTAAGAGTTTCACCTATAAACTTAGGATTGCCATTAATATCAAAACCCGGGTTATTAGGGTCTACGTTTTGTGGATCATACCTCTCATTGTAGGTTTTGTTGCCAGTTGAAACAGAATTCGTAGTTACATTAGTGTTGATGTTATCTTTTACTGGGTTAGCAACTTGTTGTATTTCGCTTTCACTCTTAGATTTACCCGGCTTAGCATTTACTGTTTTATTCTTCTTTTGCCACCAAGCTTCTGCAGCACCAACAAAGTCTTTATAACTTTTGTACTTATCTTTAACTCCACCTTTGTTTTTCTTCCAAACAGTGGCGTAGCCTTCTAAGTTTCCTCTTTCAGCTTTTAAAGTTTCAGATTGATCAGTACCACTTTCTTGAGCTGCAGCATTTACTCTTGCCTGTGCTTCATCTATTCTTTTTTGAGATACATCAAATGGGTCAGATTTTTTGTTTTCATTAGCCTTAAATTTAACTGTAGTTTTTTCATCTTCCTTTTTCATAGGAGAATTAATTAAACCTCTTTTCTGCATAGGCGAATAAGAACATTTATTCTTTCCTATTGGTGACATCTTAAAAGCCATATTAATTAGACTTCATGTGTTTAGAAAGAATACTACCTAGTTTTTTAAGTTGCTTCGCAGCAGCACCTGGTTTTTTAGCTGTGTAAGATCCACCATCTTGGTTAGACTTCATGTAAGCCATAGATTTTTTCGTTGATGGTGATTCACCAGCAGCTGTTTCTAACGCTTTTCTCTTTTCGTAGTTTCCAGCTTTTTTATTTCCAGATTTATAATCAGCAATAGCATTTCTAGCATAGTCTTGCTCTACTCTTTGTTTAGATTTTTTTGCTGGCGAAAATGCTGATTCAACTTCTGTTTTAAAACGTGGGCTTGGATTTGTTTTGCGATTAAATTGAGCGTCAATCATATTCTCAAAAGCATCTTCCTGTTGATTACCTTTAACTTTACTTTTAGTCTTGTTTCTACCAGAATCACCTTTAGTTACAGTCTTTTTCTTTGTAACATAATCACCTGTGTTCTTATTAAGTTTAGTTTTTACTTTAGTCTTAGATATATCGCCAGTACGTACATCTTCTTTTTTCTTCTTGTCAACAGTAACTTTTTTGTTTTTATTAGACTTAGACTTAGATTTTGAAGATATAACTTTTTCCATTTTAGGTTTGATATTCATTTTATCTCTTTTCTTTGCAGGGGAAGCTTCTATCTTAGCTTTCAACTCTGGCGGTAAATTCTTTTGTTTACCTTTTAATTCTTCTTTAGCTGGTGATTTTTTCATTTTTGCGGGTGTTTTTATTTTTTCTTTTCTTTTGACTTCTTTGCCATCTACGTATGTGCTTTTAATCGTTTTCTTTACTTTAGCTTTTTTACCTGTGCTAGCACTTGTTCCTGTTTTTTTTCTTTTAATAACGTATTTTCCTTGTTTCACATCGGGCGGCATGATTCCTTCACCATCACCGGGTTTAATGATTTCAGCTCCTGGGTCGTTTGTTTTAACGGTAGATTTAGTTTTAGTTCCAGTTTCAAATTTCTTTTTATTTTTAACAACTTTTTTGTCACCTTTAGTTATTGTCTTTCTAGTGCCAGTCGCTGCTCCTCCTCCTCCAAATGCATCAAAACCCGTAGTTTTTTCTTTAGTTACAATTCTTTTAGGTCTCTTTTTAGTACCTGGTGACTTTGCTCTAGCTTTTTGCTTTGCAGTTGGTCCTGAACCAGCACCTTTCATTTTAGCATTAGCTACAGATCCAGCAATTTTAGTAGCTGCTGCTTTGCTTTTGCCTTCTTTCATTAATTTTTTTACTAAACTTTCAAAACTCATGATTTTTCTTTTTTGTATGCTTCTGCTTCCCATGGAAAAAATTTACTTCCTTCAGGAGACCATTTGCCTTTATATTTTATTTTACCGTTTTTTCTTGGATATTTATTTCCATCCCACATTATGTGGTCATCACTATAATCTAAACCTTTTTTACCGTTTGACTTAGCAAATTTTTTAAATTGATCTACGTGAGCCTCTTCATGACTTTCTACTTTTTCTAAGTCAGAGTCTGCAACATCTTTATTTATTACTATAGTACCGTTTTTATTAGCCCTACCCATAACTCCGTCTTCATCGTCTATTCTATAGACAGGAGTTGTTTTTATTTCGTATGGAGGTTTTAATTTAAAAGACATTACTCTGATTTAAATGCTAATAACATTTCTCTCATGCTCATGCCAAAACAAATACCAGAATAGAAAGCATGGCCTTCTAAAAGTAGCATGGCTCCTACAAATCCTAAAGCAATAGCCTTAGAAAGTGGATGATTAACTAACATTTTTATTTTTTCCATAATAATTATTTTTAACAGTTCCATCTTCTTCTTGCTGCTTTACCTCTTTTACTTTTCCAAGATTTAGATCTAGCACAAAAAGCTTTTCTACGTTTAGCTGATTTACTTCCAGGTTTTAATTTTTTAGGATCAGTTGTTACAGCAGTTTTTAATTTGCTTCCTGGATTTTTTCTTTTATATTCGTTTACACCTTTTTGAGTCATTCCTCCTCCAGCAGCGCCACCCGTACCAGTGTCTTTAGCTTTGTTAAAGTTTTTACCTTTACCTATAGTTCTTCTTACGTCTCCTTTTTTTTCAGCAGGTGATTTTTCACAACTACCTTTAGCACCGGCTGTAGTGCCGGGAACTCTTTTATAACCTTTCCAACATTTAGCAGGCGACTTCTTTTCTTCTGGTGATTTTTCACCACACTTTAAACTAGGGTTAGCTACTTGTCTCCAATCTTGCTTCACCCACTCTTTTAAACTACCACCACTACTAGTGCCTGTAGTATTACTTTTTGAAGATCTTTTATATTTTCCTTCAGAACCGGCCTTACGTTTAGCATTTACTATACTGGTTTTCTCTTTAGAACCCATACTACGAATTTTAGCCAATGGTAAACATACTTTTTTAGTACCTCCACCTTTTGCTTTTGTTTTTTTCATAGCTGAACCGTTTAACATTTTCCTTTACTTGTTGTTTAGATGCCCATATATTTGCGTAAGCTGATGGGTATACATCAAACTTAGCTCTAGCAGCTGCTTTACAAGATGCTGATAATTTTCTCATAGCAGGTGAATCGCCACTATATTCAAAAGCTTTATCTTTCATACTATCTTTTTTTAGGAGTTTCTAATTCTTTATCTATTTGTCTACACCACTCTCTAAGTTCTTTAACCTCATCCTCTAATCTATTTATATGTTGAGTGTGCCAATCTTGTTTTAAATCGTATTCTATACGATCTATTACTGCTTCAGGCATTGCCTTAGCATCAGCTATATCATCTTGCAATGTATAGTACATGCCAACAAAAGATGCTGTTATTACTACTAAACTAATTATTGTTTTGAGATCTATTTTAAATTCTGTTCCTTCAGAGATTTTCATATTCATGAGTTGCGTCAAACGATGGACAAGCTTTATTAGCAAAGTCTTTATGTGAATGTATCACAGTTTCAGGATACATCGCCTTAAGTGTTCTTAACACTGCTAACAGGCTATCTTCTTGTTCTTCTGTTCTAGTATCTTTCGGGGTCTTACCATCAACCTCAACGCCTCCGCAATAACAAATTCCGATTGAGTTTCTATTCTGACCCTTCGTGTGAGCCCCGATTTTGGCTATATCTCTACCTTTGTATATATCACCATGTAGGTCAATATAGAAATGATAGCCTATGTCAGTCCAGCCTCTGCCCTCTACGTGCCACTTTCTGATTGTGTCTACAGAAATGTTTTGTCCTTCGCGAGTGGCAGAACAATGAACTATAATTTTATTTATCTGACGCATCTTTGTCGTTTTTTAATTTCCACCATCTATGAGCAGTATACCCAATAGTTACACAAAGTAAAGTTATTTTTAATATAGGTTCTAACCAATCAAAACTAGC